AAGGGTCCCGTGTTCACACGGAGGCCCAGCTCTTCATCGGGGGGAAGTCTTCCAGACTCACATAGGCCGTCGACTACCGCTCGAACTAAATCGAGTGGAAGAAGGTCGGTGGCCGCAGTGAGATCAGAAGACAGGATCCAACCGGTTTCGCCCTGGAACCTACGGAGGAATGCCATGTGGTCCCCGCTTAACGCGTGGAACTCAGGCATTCCCCGTAGTCCTGAGCACAGGCGCATTCGCGCCTGGTGGCCCAGGATACAGGCTTCGGTATCGATCTTCGTAACGATTCGGGCCTTTAGGCCTCTCTCGAGTACGATGATCGCGGCTCCCTTTGGTACGTAACCAGGTTCCTTGCAGCGGGTTCTACATGAATTAAGGAGAACTTCCTTACCCCACTCCCCTATCCAGATGTTATCTAACATTCCGGGTGGGAGGGGCGGGGCCTCAATGTATTCCCGCTCCAAGGTTTCTTGGAGGATCTCCCGCGCTCTACTCATATGCCCGCCTTGGCGGACAGTGTGTGTAGAACAGGATGCATGTCCGAGTCCAACAACCGGGAACGGTTGAGGCTCGGATGGTAGCCAACAGAGGGCCCAAGCGGCCGCGAACTTCTTCGCGTCTGCAAGGGCAAACCCGTCTACCTGCAAGGGCGTTGTCAAACGCTTCTTGTGAAGTAGGAGGTTCTCTGTGGCTACCCGAGATGATCCTGTAGGCATCGCCCTCTTCACGTATGAAAACTGGGCTACCGTAAGGGTAGACCTAGCTCTCGTACTAGGAGACAGGCGACGCAGCACGGGACAGACGGAAGGATTCTTACTCCCTTGGAGGTGAGCCTCCCGAGCCCGGCTGGCCCAACGGCCAACCAGGCAAAGGATAGACTCAGTTCCTTCATGGAGAGCTCGCTCCGCCAAATGAGCACATGTGCGTCGAGAGACGCGCAGTGCCAAAGGCGAGAGCTCGCATGTAAAGATACCTAACGTCAACGCTCGGAGACCGGTTACAAAGCGGTCTACCTGAGCGGATCCTTGACTAGCTAATGCTGACAGTAACTTATCAGACAACAGTGCGCGACCTCCCTCTTCCCATACGGGATTGTAGGGATGGTCGGGACTGCTGCCTACCCTGACGGGACGATCTTGTCGGATCGTCCTGTCTATCGGCTTCCTCTCCCTCCAGCTTTTGGATGGATGGGGGGTCCGACGGGCAGCGGTTTCGGGATCGGAACCACTAGACTCAGTATGAATCTTCATGCTCGAGAACGTGTTTTCG